TATGCTCTTGCCGTTGTTACCCCATTCTGATCCTCCTTTAAGCTGATGCATATCGGGCATCACTACCCTCCCATCTTTGTCCTTTTTTGCAGTCTTTGGGTGTATAATTGTATGAAAATGTAATCCGCTTGATTCCGCTAATTCGTTCCTGTTGGATAGTGTTGCCTCCAACCATTTATCCTCCCTACTGAATCCATCTGTGTCATGCCTCATGTAGTTCCATGAATCTATAACTGCACTAAACAAACCAAGTTTCTTTTTATTGGCAACGGCATAATCCCAGAACTCGGTTGGAGTAACCTGCTTTGATCTATTGCCCTCCTTTGGGTTGTAGATATGGAAATACTCAAGCACCTCCGGGAGATATCTGTCAACCTCTGATAGTGTTATCCTATCATCAATCTTCTGTTGCATACCATCGCCATCATAGTAATGCTCATTGAATTGTTTACCGCTGAACTTGTGCAGGAGCTTGGCAATTACCTCTGCATTGCTTCCTGCATCTGGCATATAAATAAGATGTTTATGATTGTAATATTCAGAGCAGTTGCGGAGTAGTTCAAATAATAACTCTGTTTTACCGCTTCCGGGGTAACCTGTCCAATCTGTGCAACCACCCTCCTTGATGCTATATCTTGGAGCTAAACTTTTAAAACCGCAATAGTAAACCTTACCTCCTCCGTATTTGTATAAGTTAATAACATCATCTCTGATCTCCTGCAATTTGACTATCCCCATCGCCTTGCCTCCTCTCTCAACTTCTTTCTGTGTGCTTCTTGTTTCTCATAGTCATCCATCTCCTCTTCTTTCTTGTATTGGATAGCATCATCATCCCTCATCCATATCTCTGCCGTATTACGCCACGTTATAGCGACATCATAGCCCTTTTTATTTACCCACTCAAGGGATTGATAATAATGAAAAAAGTTGTTTGCAAACTCCTCAAGATAACCTCTGGAGTCAAAATACTCTTTTACCATCTCAATTGTTGGAGTTGCCTTTTCAGATATTACATTAACAGTATCATTTACATTAACAGTATCAGTTACAGTAACAGTTACAGCTTGATTTGCTTGGTCATCGTTGACGACCGTTGACGACCGTTGACGATTTGCTTGAATTTTGCTTTGTTTTGCTTTCGCTTCGTTGCACTTGCTATTCCTCCTATTCTCCCTGCTTCGCTGCGCTTCTGCTTTTGGTTCTCCCAATCTTTAAGATCACGTTTTAACTGTCGTTTAATTGGCTCAAATGCAACCGAGAGCAGTACATCATCTGTATCTGGATTCTTGTCGTTGACATATTCAAGGATTAATTTAAACAGCTTTCCTGCAACTTCATCCGGGAGCTTCTCAACCGTATGTAGCAAGTCGCAATAAAGCACGAAAGATTTTTTATTCTCTGCCATTGTAGTCTTTTAATTGTTGTGCATTTAAAAAAAAGAAAGCGGATTAGGAGCACAACTACAACCTTTTACCTGCTTGATCGAGCAGAACCGCTTTCAAAGTTAATCATTTATCTGTAAGGCATAACCAAATAGCATCTCTTTATTTATCAAATATGCCTTTTTATAATGCTCATCTCCGTTACCTTTGAAGATATAATAATCCAATCCGTTATCTGTAATACAAGTTTTGATAATCTGCGGAGTAAACCAACTGTAAACATCGCCATCAAAAAACACCCAATATGATGCTTTGGTTGTTGCCAATGCAGATGGCTTGTGATTGTACTCAAACTCAACAACAATATTACCGGTATATTTACTCTTCTGATCTGATTTGACCTCAATCCCAATCTCTAACTCTGGCACATAAATATCCCAATCCTTACAGTAACCATCCACGCAATACGCAAGAGGATAGTGTTGTTGTATCTTTCTAAGCACTTCCATTTCGTAATGCTTCCCAATGCTCAAGTCATCATCAAAACTCATATCTATTTCGAATGTAAATAATTAAACACTCTCCTTATTAAATACCCCCTTGCAATACTGAATAAAGTAAATATTACAGTTATAATTATATTCTGATTAATGCTAACAGGAATATCTAGCGCAGGATAAATAACAACTTGTATCCCGAAAGACAAGAGCATCCCAATAAACGTATTGGAAATGCTCTCTAATAAACTAATCTTTCTTTTTTGCATAATTACATTAGTGATAATTGTTTCGCTTTATTATTGAATCGTTTATGAGCTAATGGCAAATTTATTTTAGCCTGTTTAAAATAGCTATCTTTTAATTCTATGCCTATAGCCTTTCTGCCTAAACTAACAGGAGAATATACCTCGCTTCCAACCCCCATAAATGGAGTCAATATTACCTCATTTTTATTTGAATACATTTCTACCAACCTATCAATAACATCAAGCTGCAACGGATGTACATGTTTCTCATCATCTTCATCTCTGGACTCCTTAAACGGTAATACATTATCAATTCTAATATCATCCCATACTGATGATGCGTATCGTTGCCATATGTAATGACTCAATTTATTGCTTTTTGGATCAGCATGATCTATGTATTTTTTGTTTAAATATTCCCACAATTCAGACTCATTTAAGTTTGATTTATTTGCATTATTCCAAGCATTTAAGATGTTGGGCAATATTGGATTACACCCAAAATATCTATTCAATCCGTTAGGATGAGTAACAGGTATTTTATTCTCTCCTTTTTTTGTAAATATCAATACGTAATCCGGCATAGCAGTAAAACACTTTGTTGAATCCTCTACGATAAATTTATGCATTAAACTTTGCACCATTGTTCTCATCCTAACCTTTAATGGCTCTTTCCATATGGTTATGCGATTCCGATATTCAAATCCATATTTACTATGTATTTTGATTACTTCATGTGGGAAATCCCACAATCTGCAAGTATTATCAAACACATCAGTACAATGTACTGCCGTTATTCTTCCCTGCTTAGTTACTCTCGCTATTTCAGAAACCAAGAACTCATATTGATCTAAAAATTGTTCCTTACTTTCGCAGTTGCTAAAATCATTCTCACTACTTGAATAATTATACAACCCTGCAAATGGAGGAGAATAAATTGATAAATCTATGCTCTCATTTTTCAAAGTAGGTAATACATACATGCAATCTGAATTATAGATTGAATAATGTTCATCGTGTATTTGTTCTTTTGTTTTGTTCATTTTATATAAATTTAGGTTGAATAACTTGTTGTTTAAATTCTTTTTATTGTGTACAAATTCTGAATTAACAGATTCAGTAAGATTCTTGTATAATGCTATTGCTTTATCTGTTTTCTCCTCCAATGCTTTCATTACTCGCACTTGCCCATCTGATATAACCATGTCAATAGTTACGTCTTTATCTTGTCCAAATCCTACCAAAACCTCCTAATAGCTTGATAGTATTGTTCGTAACTCCATGTACGGGAAAAATACGGAATGATTACAATGCTGCCAATTTAATCCCATCCCGGTAATCTTTGCTTTGGTTATTATTCGATTGATATTTCCTTTTGCAAAGTTTAATAGTATATCTTCTTTTTTATCAATTGACATACTACCCCTAATCTCAACCGCATCAGAATCCATATCGTTGAGTAACTTACTCTCATTATTTGTATTGCACCAATATACAGACGTTTTATCTTGAGCTAATTCTATTGCCCTCTCACATCTATCTACTTCTGTCTGTCTTTGCTCGTGTCTAACTTCTGTCATGGTTCTAGCTATAGGAGTAAACATTTGAACCTGACCATTAACATCAATTAAAGATTGATTTTTAATATGTGTTTGTTGATTATTAATTCTGGTAAAATATACCCATTATCGACTAAACCCTAAATCACTAGGCATCTTAACCATAATAGACCATTGATTCACCCAAGAAAAGAATCCTTTTTCCGCATGAGGCTTTAAATAAAACTTTTCTCCGATATTCCTATTATTACTGTCTACACTATTTTGATTATTCTTAAAAAACTTTGTAAGCATATCCATATACCCCATGTACCCTAACACCTCGGAACTTGTGCCTAATTCAATAAAATCATTAGGAGATGGAGTTGCAGTACTTAAATATCTATAAGGTATTTTTTTAACAAAAGATGTTACCTGTGCTTTTATTTTGCCATCAAAGTTCTTTAAGATGCTTGATTCATCCATTATAACCCCTACAAAATCCTGTGAGTTTAAATAGTGCAATCTCTCATAATTGCATACTACAATTTTCTTGTCAAATTTACCATCAGTTGTCTGCTGAATATCATCTGTTATATTCCTTTTTTTTGCCTCCTCAATAAATTGAAATCCAACCGCTAACGGAGTTAATATTAACACATTTTTATTCGTCTTATTAACTATGTTTTGAGCAATTGATATCTGAATCAAAGTTTTACCCAATCCTGTATCGGCAAAGATTGCCATTCTGCCCTTTTTAACTGCTTTCGATATTATGTGTTTTTGGAAATCGAATGCACAATCTGGCAGACAATTACATTCAAATCCGAAATTACCTATTGAATGTCTTTTGCTTTCTAAAAATTCTTTGTATTTCATTTTTGTTATATTTTTTTACTATTTTCTAGTTCCTTTTTAAGATAACTGATTTTCATTGATAGCATCTGCACAACGGAATTGATCTGCTCCAGAACCATCTTGATACGCTTGTAGTTTACCTCTGATTGCTTCTCCTTTTTGTAGGCATCACAGTCAATATAAAACATCTCCTTTGCTTTGCCAATTGGCTCTGTTGTTTCTTTCATGTACTTGCCATATTCTTTCTTCCTGTCAACCTCCCGGATGCAGTACGATATAATAAAGCTCTCCAAGATGCTCCGCAATGTAGTAACCGTACACACTCAACTGCATCTGCAATTCTAGTAAGGTATTGATATCGTTGGCAGGAGCAGAATGCACCGCCCCAACCAACCTATCAACCTTTGCCATATCAATGAATAAATCTCTACTCATTAGAACGGCAATTCATCTTTGATATTTTCATCTGGCAATATCGCTTTACCTCCTCCGGGTTTCTCTTGCTTGATTCCTTGAAAGTTGCTGCCATCTGTCGTTGCTATTTTCCAAGCATCCAGATTAATATAATAGTTCCCTTTATACTCATTGCCTCGGATGTTGAAATCAACGCATACAAGATCGCCTACCTTGTTATGTTTCAATACATAATCTGCCTTTTCTTTATTGGCAGAGAATTTTAAATCCTGTGGGTATTTATCATCTGTTGTTACCACAAATTCCACTTTCTGAAATCCGCTATCAAACGTCTGCAATTCGCCCATCCATTTGATTTGTCCGTTAATACTAAATTCACTCATAATCGTTTATTTTATTTGGTTAATATTTCAATGTAATTCCTGCACTCCATTACCCTCTGCTCAATGGCATCAATGACCTCATCATCTCTCTCGATCTCAAAGATTTTGATTCTGTATGTGTCATCAATATTACTGTATCTGTAATCCTTTGCAAAGGAATCAAAGTCTAATGTATCAGCATAGTTGAACTCTCTCTCAATTAATGAATCTGGAGTATCTAATAAGGTATAGATAAGCTTATAATGATGATGCCCTGTTAATGCCATGTAACCCTGTGCTTGAAAAAAATAATCCTTATTCGGCACGTTCTCAAAGAAGAGAGGAAAGGTAAAGCAATCCCAACTGTTTTTAACATCAATGACATAGTCATCGGTTATAACATCGGGAGTACCTATCAGATAATGATCAGCATATCTCTTCTCATTTTTCTTGATATCTATGTTCAACACTCTCCCGGCAAAGGCAATACTCTCATCCTCCACAATGTTACCCTTATCAAAGTACTTGCTAGTTATCACTTTCCTGCGTTTGTAAATATGCTCCTTTATCCACGTATCAACGTAGGTCTGTGCAGTCTTTGAGAGCTGCCCTTTTGTTCTGGAGTTGGTCATTATCTGACCTATCGCAGAGCATCTGATCCTAAATTCCGGGAGATTCATTTGTCACCTCCTCGCTTGAACTCATCTGCCTCATCTTCGGAGAATACATTTAAAGAATAAAATCCCGTAAGTTTAAGACAGGCTCTGCTCATGGCACGTTTCTCTGCCATTGCAACAGGATAGGCATTAGATGTATTACCCGGAGATGCCTCTCCGAATGTCTGTATCTTGATATCTCCCATCTCTGCGAATGCTTGTATTATCACGCACTTGTTATCTGCGGAGTAATGTTCAAGAATGTACTCAATGTTAATCCCTGCCTGTGCTTGTATCTTGTCAATGCCAGACCTTGTGATGATCGTGTAAAATTTGTGTTTGAAATAATCGTCTTTTGTTAGGTTGTATTTTTTATACAACGCATTCAGTTTTTCTGCTTTTGTCATTGCTTTAAATTTATAGTTTATGTAATTGTTCTGTTTTTGCTTGGGAGCTTTACTCAACCAATACTGCCTCTCTTCGTTAGTCATGTTCTCCATTTGCAACCTCCTCTCTCCACTTGTAATATTGATCAATCAATTCGCCTTTCTCATAGAGCCGGGCATCCTTATCTAACCATTCAAGGAAATGCTCTGCATCATCAGAGTAAAGCATTATGCATCCGATGGGCATCATTGTACTTGAGCAGTATAACACTTTCGCATACTGCTCCCTATCTTCTAAGATTTGTACTGACATAATTTTTGTTTTTGTTTTGTTTCACAAATATACTAATTCATTGTTAATAACTGAACTGCTTGATAAATCTTTTATCACGTTCATTCATTTTATCTCTGCGTCTGATCCTCTCCCTTGCTAGGTTGACCAACATCACTCTGTCCAGATGCAGGAGCTTCTTGCATATCACTTTAAACTTCTCCTCCGTATCTTGATAATTCGTATCAATCAAATTCTGCACACTCTTGACAGAATGCAAAGCACTTGAATGATCTCGCTTGATGATGCCTCCAATCCTGCTCAATGTATGCTCAAATTTCTTATGGGCTACATAACAATACATCTGCCTTGCCTCCATTATACCGCCCCTCCTCCGGGAGATACCTCGCACATCTTGAGGATTGACATCATACGCTTCACAACAGGCATTGAGAATGATACCTAGCTCCTTGCCAACCTTACTCCTGTAATCGATTTTTGTTTTCATTTGCTTTCAATTAATTGTTTCACATTCTCCCAATACTCTATGACATCCAAGCTCTGGATTCTCTGCATATCAATTGCCTCAAGTATCTTATCGCAACATTTAATGCTTAACTGCTTTGCCATTTCCCATCTCCAATCATCATTATCATTGCCATCCATGAACTCTCCAAAATCTTGCTGAACCTCCGAACCCGGATAGAATAATGCGATTAATTCTTTAGCCTGTTCATTCTCTGTTATCTTCGTCTTTGTCATAATTTTATCTGCTTTAGTTTTGTTATGTACTTTGGATCAGTTGCATAACCGACCTCCTTTAAAAATTCGTAGTAATCCCCACCCTTGTAATGTCGTTTTTGCCATCTGGCATAATACTCAACAGACTCCTCCCAAGAATTGAACTCCAAGTACCTGCCCTTGTACCGAAATCCAAACAGATTATGCCGATATTTACAGGAGTAACTTGATAGCCATCCTGTTTCAAGGATTATCTGCCTTAATACAATCTCTTTATTTTGCACCCCTGACGCATTTAGATGCGATTTAACGCCCTCAATTGTCTGGGATGAACACTTACCTATAATGCACAATAAAAAGATGATTAAAAGCAAGATGTATATTTTGGTATTATCTTTCATTTTATCCTACTTTCTTTATAACCGCACCCTTGCTATGATCCACCCAACACTCTTCATTCGGTTCAAGTAAAATTTGAATTTGGTATTTTACTCCATTGACCTCAGCCTCCCCAACGGCATCTATCACTTGAATATTTTTTTCCGGGTTGTGTTTAACCGCATCATTTGCAATGTCGCAAACGTACTCCGTATATTTTCTAATGTCCATCTTCTCTGTTTTGGCTTAGTTTTTCATTTGTTCGCTTTAAGCAATCCATTAATACCTGTAAGTTCTCAAGAGTTAAGGATGTCCACATGTGTTTCTCCACGTCTAACCGTACACATTCATCTCCTATAAATGCACATTCTATTGTCTGAAATTCCAAATCTACTATCCGTAAATTATAATATCCTAAATCGGGTTTTTCTGAATTATTCAACGACACCCATTTAAGCTGATTTGCATCCGATAAATCTGATCTATTTTTCATTTTAGTTTAGTTTTTAATGTCAAAGTCATCAACCGGGAATGCAACGAACCTGCACCAATTATCCTCATTCAATGACCAATTTGTTTCATGTCCTCTGGAGCAAAGCATCTCGAATGAATGCTCCCTTGTTCTGATCTGCGCCATAACATAAAAATATGCTAGTGCTTGGCTGCACATCTTATCTGCTTTTACTGTTTCCTTCTGAGCCATATTGCTAGGAATAATCCCCACATAAATGTAAATAGAAAAAACCAACCCCCAGACTTGAGGTTGATTGTTAAGCAAGTGAGGAGAGATAATATCATGCTCCCGGCAACCCAAGTGAATGCTTTCATGCCTTAAAAGGATTTTTAATTCTTATCATTTGCCCATGATTTTTTACAACATTTGGCACTATGAAATAATGATCTCTCCCCCCGTGAGTTGTTCTGCTCGATTTTATTTTTGATGTCTTTTGCTCTCCGTTGTGCAAGAAAGTTAGTTCATTTCCAACTAAGGATAAAAACTGTAATGAGTCAAAGAGGTCTTTGGTTTGTAAAGCTCCGTTATGTTTAATTTTGATTTCCATTGTTTTGTTTTTTGTTAATTAAAAAAAATTGTTTCAGTTAAAAATTGCTCGAAGGAAATACCACGCTTTTTTAATTTGAGCTTTCGGTACTCTTTCCTCATTTGTCTGCGTTGTTTCCAAGTTATTAATTTACTCGCTTTCATTTTGTCAATTAAAAAAGGGAGATTGCTCCCCCTGTTGTTATTATTTACTTAAACGTTTGATAATTATCGAGTAACTTCTTTCAAGACCTTTATAATGTGCAATGCTTTTTGCGTATTTGCTTTCTTCGCCTTGCAATCTTGCTAAAAGAAACCAACCCCTTTCTTTCATTAGCTTCAAGGTTTCTTTTACCCTTTTTAAACTTTCTTCAGATTCTAAAATTATTTCTTGGTTTGTCATTTTTCTGTGTTTTTGTTTTTTGTTATATGTAAGTATACGGAATTAACACTTACAAGTTACATTGTTAATAAGATATATTATATTAATGTTAA